ATTCCAGACTTGGTAGACGACAGCGCGACGGTTCAGGTAGTCCTGCCCGTGGCAATCGTCCGGGTCCCAAAGCAGGTCAATGATCGTTCCGATGCGCTTGCGGCTCGCCCAGACTCCCGTCGGTTCGTCGTCGCTGATCGCTTGCCGGTCAGTCATGGTTAGGCCTCCTCCTCGGTGTGCGGGTCCAGTTCTTCGAAGCGGAATCCCTTGGTCGCCAGATCCCAATGCGAGTACCCGCCGTCGAGCGATACATGGGTGATGCGACTCGTCGGTGGCAGTGCGTCAATCTCGTCGGCCATTCGACGCAGGACTTCCGTCAACTTTCCGTGGCGCTCTAACTGGGTCTGGAAGGTCACCATCGTCCGTACTCGCTCCGTGTTCGTCATGCCCCCACCTCCGGTTCTTGTCGATCCCGTTGCATGATTACGCTCATGGCTTGATCGAAGGCGGCGCGTTCAATCAGGGTGGCGATGTCATCGCCGCGAAGCGAGTGGATGGATTCGCGGAACCCATCGGCCCTTGCCTCCCTGACCCGGTACTCATTCCAGTCCTCACCGATCACGTCGAGGTCGATCATCAGCGCCGCGAGCCGGTCGGTAGTGCGCCGGTCGCGTTCACCCTGCGCCATGTCGAGCGTTACCTTGCCCTTCATAGTTATCCCCCCTTGCTCGCTCACTACCGGACCCGGCTGTCGAGTTCTGCGGCGACTGATGCCCCGTGGAGGGCGTTGAGTTCGCACCCGTAGGTGCAGAGGCAGAAGACCGTTTCGCACCCCAGCACCCCGGGGACTTCCCGCTCGCCTTCGTCGTTGCACATTGAACACTCGACTTCGGATTCCTGGTCGGCGTAGAAGTCAGCCCAGGATGACTCGCTCGACTCGTCTTCGGTATCGGCGTGGTAGGCGTACATGTCGTCCCCCCTGGCGATTCGCCCGGTTTCGTAAGTGAGCCCCGTCTGGTCGTTCCGGTACTTCATGTTGGCTGACTCCCTGGCTTACTCTCCCGGGTCACTCTCTTGACCCACCCCTATCCTAACAGGGTGTACACCAATGTCAAGTGGCACCTTGGCCGCGTAGGATCGCCGTGGGCCGCGCCAAAACCCCAAACCCACGCACGACGGGGCTACTCATCCACGCGTCAGTCCCCTCGTGGCCTCATCACCATCCTACCGTGTCGATTGGGTCGCACCTACCGGCGGCCACTCGATCGAATGGGGCGGCCGGTGTACACCACCGGGTTAGTGATGTCTTCGGCCTTGGCGATCCTGCGCGGTCCCCGTGTTCGCCACGCCGGGCAGCGGTGCTAGACTCCGGCGGATTGCTACCCCACCCACTCGCCGGAGGTTCGATGTCCACGAAGCCGCAGCACGTCCGCGACCTGACACCCGATCCCCAGAACGCCCGTCGTCACAATCCCCGAAACGTGGGGATGATCGAAACGTCACTCCGCGAGGTCGGAGCGGGTCGATCCATCGTCATTGACGAGAACAACGTGATCCTGGCCGGCAACGCCACCGTGGAAGCGGCGGCTAGCGCGGGCATCGAACGGGTCCTGACCGTCGATGTGGACGGCGAAACCATCGTGGCGGTTCGTCGCTCGAACCTGACGCCCGCGCAAAAGGCCCGGCTGGGGCTATTCGACAACCGCACCGCCGAACTGGCCGAGTGGGACGAGTCGGTCCTGGCCGAACTCGCCGCCGAGGGGGTCGGCCTAGAAGACCTGTTCCGCGAGGCTGAACTGGCCGAAATCATCGGGGACGTGAGCGCACCGGACGAAGACGCCTACAGCCGGGCCGTCGAGTCGCCGGTCTATACGATCACGGGGGAGCGTCCGGCGGTGTCGGAGTTACTCGACTCGGGGCGTACCGAAGAACTGCTGGTCGGCATCGCCAACGCCGACGTGCCGGATGACGTGGCGACGTTCCTCCGGGCAGCGGCCTACCGTCACGCCGTCTTCGATTACGCCAAGATCGCTGAGTTCTACGCTCACGCGGACGCCGGGACCCAAGACCTGATGGAGCAATCGGCGCTGATCATCCTGGACTATGAGCGGGCCATCGAACTGGGCTTCGCTCGACTCGTGGAGGAACTGCGGGACATCGCGGCCCAGGACGAAGATGAGGATGAGGACAATGAGTGACCTATCGTCGTTCTGCGCCTTCATCCTGACCCACGGTCGCCCCGACAACGTGCGGACTCACGACACGCTGCGCCGCAACGGCTACACCGGCCAGATCATCTTGGTCGTGGATGACGAAGACTCCCGGCTAGCCGAGTACCAGGCGTCCTTCGAGAACGTCGTGGTGTTCAGCAAGCGAGCGATGGCCGCCCGGACGCAGGTGTCCGACAACCTACAGGGCCGGGATGGCGTGGTGGTCTTTGCCCGTAACGCTTGCTTCGATATCGCCCGCGACCTCGGCTATCGCGACTTCATTCAACTGGACGACGACTACACCCACTTCTACCACCGCTTCACCGGACAGGACGTGTTCACGTCCTTCCACATCAAGGACCTCGACTCCGTATTCACGGCCATGCTCCGCTTCTATCGCTCGACTCCGTTCACGTCCGTGGCGATGCTCCAAGGCGGTGACTTCCTCGGGGGACGCTACGGACGAACCATCAAACTCTTCCGCAAGGCTATGAATAGCTTTGTCTGCTCGACGGATCGGCCATTCGAGTTCGTCGGGCGGATAAACGAAGACGTAAACACCTACGTGTCGCTCGGCTCGCGAGGCCACCTGTTCGGGTCGTTCAACCAGTTATGCCTCCAACAGGTCCAGACCCAAACGAGTGAGGGTGGGATGACCGGCACCTACGCGGCCCAGGGAACTTACGCCAAGAGTTTCTATACGGTGCTGCATCACCCATCGAGCGTCAAGGTGGGCATCATGCACACGGTCGCGCACCGCATCCACCACCGGATCAACTGGAAACTTACCGTGCCCAAGATCATTCCCGCGTCGTTCAAGAAAGGCACCCCATGACCCTCGATACGCCGCCACGTCGCGGCCCCGGTCGTCCCCGGAAGTTCAACGACGACGTGCTGACCAAGATCCGCCAGGCCGTCGAAATCGGCCTGCTCTCTCCCTACCGCATCGCGGCTCACGCTGGAATCAGTTACGACCTCTATAACGACTGGACCGCCGGTCGGGGGCTCACCAAGGCCGAATACGACAAGTTTCACCAGACGATAAAGAGTTCGGAAGCCAACCGCGACATGCGAGCGCTGGCCCGCATCACCGCCGCGATGCCGAAGCATTGGCAGGCAGCCGCCTGGATACTCGAACGCACCTCCCCAGAACTGTATGGGCGCACCGTGCAGGAACAACAGGGGCGCGTCGATCACCGCCACAGCGGCAACGTCGCCCACGCCCATCGCGACATGACCGCGTTCACGGATGACGAGATGGTCAAGCTCGGAGAGGTTGCGGAGGGTGTCCAGCGTCGCATTGACTCCGCACGGGTCGCGAAGTCGTGAGCATCGCTGGGGTCAGCCAGTCCGTCATCGCTCGCGAGATGGCCGGTGATCCCCAGCCGTACATCATGGCGGCCGCCCGCGCTCGCCTGATCCCGTTCACCCGTCGCATGTTCCCCCGCTACGAGGCTGCCCGTCACCACTACCTAATCGCGGACGCGCTGGAAGCTGTCGAGCGCGGCAGGCTCGACAGGGTGATCCTGACCCTTCCCCCTCGACACGGAAAGAGTGAACTGGCGAGCGTCCACTACCCGGCCTGGTACCTGGGCCGGAACCCCGATCACCGGGTCATCACCACGTCGTATTCCGCATCGCTCGCCCACCGGTTTAGTCGTCGCTCGCGGTCGCTCCTGACCGAGCCGACGTGGCCCTTCCCCGACGTGCAACCGGCACCTGACTGGAAGTCCGTTTCGGCGTGGGACCTGGACGGGTATCGCGGGGGCTACATCGCTGCCGGTGTGGGCGGCGGTATCACCGGCCACGGCGCGGACTTGTTCATCATTGACGACCCCGTGAAATCAGCGGACGAGGCCGACTCCGTAACCTACCGTGAGCGGACGTGGGAGTGGTTCACCGAGACGGCGGTGACTCGCCTCGAACCGGCGGGCAAGATGGTGGTGATCGGCACCCGGTGGCACGAAGACGACCTGATCGGCCGCATCCTGGCATCCGAGACGGGTAACCAATGGACGCTCCTGCACATGCCCGCCCTTGATGAGGATGGTCACGCCCTGTGGCCGGAACGCTACAGCGTCACGGACTTACTCCGCATCAAGGCCCAAGTCGGTCCCCGGGCGTGGCACGCCCAATATCAGGGCGCACCGTCACCGGCCGAGGGCGGAATGTTCCCCGCCGCGTGGTGGCGTCGCTACACGGTCGCCCCAACGATGCGGCGTGTCGAATTGTTCGTGGACTCGGCCTTCAAGGAGGGCGTCCAGAATGACTATTCGGTCATCGCCACTTGGGGATCGACCGGGGATGGGGACTACTACTTGCTCGACTTGTGGCGTGGTCGCGTCGCGTTCCCCGACCTCCTGCGAGCTTGCCACGACCAATGGGTCAAGCAGCGAGCGCGGTTCGGGTTTCTCGCCAAGGCCCTCGTGATCGAAGACAAGGCGAGTGGGCAGTCCGCCGTCCAGACGCTCGCTCGCCCCATGTACACCGAGTCGGGGATGATGCCCGCTCTTCCGGTGATCGCCTACAAGCTTCCCGCCGGTCAGTCGAAGGTGGCCCGCGCCGACGGCGTGACGGGCATGGTAGAGTCCCGGCATTGTTTCATCCCGGACGACGCGCCTTGGGTGGCTGACTTTATCGACGAACACCAGCGGTTTCCGACGGGGGTCCATGACGACCAGGTAGATACGACCAGCATGGCCCTCACGCGCCTCGGCATCCAGCGCCCTGGCCGGATTCGGAGTTACTGATGAGTGACGACCTCGCCAGCCCCCTGAAATGGGCGGTCAAGGCGTTCCGTGATAAGGAGCAGGATGAGCGCTATGCGCTTGACGCTCGCTACCTTGACGGCGACCACGACCTTGCCTTCGCCACCGACAAGTACAAGAGCACGTTCGGCACCCTGTTCACCGCGTTCAGCTATAACCGCTGCGGCGTCGTCGTGGACGCCCACACTGACCGACTCCACATCGAAGGGTTCACCGCCGACGACCAGTCCGCCGCCGAGCAGGTCTGGGACATCTGGCAGCAGAACGAGATGGACGTGCGGTTCAACGAGTTCGCGGGGGAAGGACTGGGATACGGCGATGCGTACCTGTTCGTCTGGCCTGATGCTGCCACGGGAGCGCCGACGATCTGGCCCCAGAAGGCGACCGACATCCGCGTTCACTACTCGCAAGAACGACCGGGCCAGATCACGACGGCCGCGAAGCGCTGGCGACTGCATGACAACCGTATCCGGCTGAACATCTACACCGAAAAGCGCGTAGATCGCTACGTGACCAAGACCCGTTCCTTCCAGCCGCTTCCCAATAGCTATACGGCCTTCGACCCGTGGGACGACGATGGGCCACCGACGTTCGATCATAGCTACGGGATGCCGATTCACCACTACGCCAACAACGGGCGCACCGGCGAGTACGGGCGCTCCGAGCTACGTGACCTGATCCCAATTCAGGACGCGCTCAACAAGTCCATCACCGACCTCCTAGTGGCGATGGAACTGATGGCCTACCCGCAGCGCGTGATCCTGGGGATGACCGGGGAGGACCCCGAGCAGGACCTGGAAGTCGCTCGCTTCGTCGCGGGCGTGAACCGCATCATCAGCCTGCCCCCCGGCGTGACCATCGACCAGTTCTTAGCGGCGGACATCGCTCGGTTCATCGCTGTCTCGGAGTTCCTGGACACGGCGGTCAGTCGAGTATCGAAGGTGCCCGTCCACTACCTGATGATGGCCGGTGGTTTCCCCAGCGGGCGAGCGATGCGGACCGCCGAAGCGCCGTTCGTCGCCAAGATGGAGGATCGCCAGCGCAGCATCGGCGGGGTCGTCGCGAAGTCAGCCGGGACCGCGCTCCGCGTCTCGGGCCGGGCCGCCCCGGCGCTGGGGTTGAAGCCCGTCTGGAAGTCCGCCGCGCCCATGTCGCAAGAAGATACGTGGGACCTGGCGCTCGCCAAGCGCACGGCGGGGATGCCCTTCCCGCAGATTCTGGCCGAAGCCGGGTATGATGCGGCAGACATCGCCAAGATTCAGGAAATGCTCGCGGACGCGGTTGTGGAAGCCCAGAAGGCGTTCGATGGCGGATCATTTGGTGACGACCCCGAAGCGGACGAAGACGACGAGGACGTGGCGTAGGAGGTCAAGGCGTGGACAATGCCGTCACCGGCCCGTACCGGATCGTGCAAGTCGTTACGAAATTCAACGGAGAGGTAAGCGCCGAGCATATCGACGCGGGGGAGGTGGAGCCCTTCGAGACGGTCCTCGTGACTGGGTACTACGAAGCAAACGGAACGCCGATCACCCATCCGGAGCGGATCGCGGACGTTGAACGGCTGATGACAGAACGGGAGCAACACGATGGCGAAGGATGACGCGAAGCTCTACACCGAAGAGGAAGTCAAGCGGATGATCGTCGAGGCGAACACCGGCGGGGCCAACCCCACGCCAGCCGTCGAGGAAGGCCCACACCTGAAGGACAAGCACATCGCCGCCGCGAAGGCGGAGCAACTCGCCGCGTTCGA